TACATTTATTGACGACGACGTTACGATGTCATTTTTGTTAACTAATGACTACTATATGCGTAACATGATAGAGAGCTGGATGTCGGCAATATTTGATGTAAATACATATCAAGTAGGTTATAAGAAAGATTATTCTACCGACATTGTAATACAACAATTAAATAGTAAAAACGTGCCAGTATATGGTGTTAAACTAGAAAAGGCATTTCCCATAAACATATCTGCAGTTGAATTATCTCAAGGTGCCTTGGGATTTGTAAGAACCAATGTGACATTTGCATTTGACCGATACGTACCAGAAGGTCCAGTATCCAGTACATTGTCTGCTTTTCAAGCAGCATTTTAAAATATTTATATTAAGGAGTAGTATATCATGGCATTGCCTATTGTAACGAGTGCGAAGTATTCGACAGTTATTCCGTCGATGAATAAAAAAGTAGAGTTTAGACCCTACTTAGTAAAAGAAGAAAAGATTCTTATGATTGCTATGGAATCAAAGAATCAGAAACAAATTGTTACTGCACTCAAGGATGTTATATCAGCTTGTGTGTATGATAAAATTGATACCAGTAAGTTAACTATGTTTGATATTGAATCACTCTTCCTAAGACTTCGGTCTAAGTCAGTAGGTGAAAATGTCGAAGTATCATTAAAGTGTACCGAGTGTTCACATCCACATCCAAGAGAGATTAATCTGGATGAAGTAGAAGTTACTGAAGTAGATGATGAGAGTAAGACGATTCGAATCAATAAAGAGATTGGTATTGTAATGCGTTATCCATCAATTGACGATATGAGTAAATATAGTGACGGTGATTTACAAACGGTTGATGGTATTATGAATATGATGGTAGATTGTATTGTAACCATCTTTGATAATGATAATGTATATAATACAAAAGATGAGCCTAGAAAGAACGTAGTTGAATTTATAGACAGTTTGAATTCTACTCAATTTGCTATGATTGCTAAGTTCTTTTCTGATATGCCATCATTAGCATATAACATCGAGTTCGATTGTGATAAGTGTAGTGTACATAATAAACTTGAACTAAAAGGTATTCAAAGTTTTTTTATGTAGCCCTCTCACATGATAGTCTTGTGAACCATTATAAGACTAACTTCGCTATGATGCAACATCATGGATATAGTTTGACTGAACTGGATAATATGGTGCCATGGGAGAGGGAGATCTATGTAGCTCTTTTACATGATTATATTAAGAAAGAAAACGAAAGAATTCAACAACAGAAAAGGTCACACAAATAGGAGATATATCTATGAGTAAGCAATTAGAATCAGGTTCAGCATTAGAAGATGCTGATATAAATGGCGATGGTATCATTTCTAATGCTGAATTAGAAATGCATTTAGAGTTTAAAAGAAAAGCTTTAGAAGACGCGGATGCAATGCGTGATGCACAACGTAAAATGGCTTGGTTTGCACTCGGCGGTATGTTACTATATCCCGCTTCAGTCGTAATTGCTTCTCTTTTTGGATTAGATCAAGCAGCGAATACTCTAGGTGATATGGCTCCAACATACTTTGTATCAGTTGCTGCAATCGTAGCTGCATTCTATGCAAAAGAAGCTATGGGCAAATAAGGTAATACAAAATGGCTAATGATAAAGAAATAAAAAATGGTTTAGAAGAAGCAGTCAGAGAGGGTTATAAGGGTGGTGAATCAAAATCCATTAAACTATTAGCTCAAATCTCTGCCGATATTAAATCAAATTCTAAGAGTTCTGAGGCGGCTTTAAAGTATGTCGAAGCAACTAATACATTATCAGAACTCTCTTATCGAGCATCGTCAGAAGAAACTGCTATACTCGAACAAGCATTAGCCGCAGTTGCCGAAAAACTATCTTTACCTAATCAAACCGATCAGCAGATTCAGAATCGACTAGTTGAATTAAGCAGCTTACAAGAGAAAGCTAATACCATTGCTCAAACAATGGAAGCTAATCTGAAGGCAGATAATGTATCTGCTAGTCTATCTATGTTGTCGGACAGACTTAAAGATCAAACAAAAACACTTGAAGCAAGTACCTCAACTTTAGCTATTGAAAACGGTCTTAAGTCATTAGAAGGTCTGATGGGATTTAAATCAGATGAATCCACTATGATGTTACGTGAGACCTTTGAGATGGTTACTCAAGACCTACAAGATTCGATTGCTGAAGGTGATCAGATAGGTATTGAATTAGCTAGACAGCAATTAGAGGCAATTGCAGCGGGTGTTCAATCAGAAGAAAAACGTAGAGAAGCACAGAAACTTCAAGAAGAAGCTAATAGTACTTTACATCAAATGGCCGGCTCATTGAGTAATATGAGTAAGAAGTTTGATGATATTGCTAAGGGTATTACTAGTGGCGGTGGTTTTCTGGCTGGTGCTGCAGCTCTCGCTTTAGCATTCTTTGATCCCGCTAAATTTACCGAGATATTCGGTAAAGTATTTAATTCATTAAAAGAAGTCTTTAATGGTATTATTAAAATATTCACAGGCGATATTGAAGGAGGACTTTCCCTACTTGGCGATAATCTAATCACAGTTGGAGCTATCATAGGTGGTATTGCATTACAATTTGGCGGTGCAATTATAGGTAAACTAGGTACTCTATTTACGATTGTTGGTAAACTAATGACGGCCCTCAAGATATTTAGAGTATTTATGATGGGTACATTTATACCTGCTATTATCAGTACCTTTAGCAGTATGATAACTGCATTAACTCCTATACTAGTAGCTGCAGCACCGTTTATTGCAATAGCTGCTGCAGTCGGTTTGGTTTTATGGGGCTTATTTGAACTCCTCGACTACTTGAAAGAAAAGCTTGATGTAAGTAGTATTGGTGATGTATTAAAAATCGGTGCTGCTTATCTGCAAGATGGTTTAGGTCAGGTAGCCAACTTTTTTATTGATTTGACTAATGGTATATTGTCGTTTATCAAAGATAAGGGTGGTGCACTACTTGACTTTTTTGGTGTTAAATTCGAATTACCTGATATGAAAATAGATAGACTAGACACAAATAATGCTCAACGAGTTACACAAGAACTCCAAGCTAAGAAAATTGAAGATGATCTCAAAATTGCCCAAGAGGAAGCTAAGAAACCTAAACTAGAAATTGCTACTCCTATTGTTGGTGCTGAATTAGATATAGGTTCATATGATAATATGGTAAATAAAGAAGCTATGGCAACTAAATCGGCTCCTATCATTACTTCAGCTAGTTCGAACTCTGCAGATAATTCAGTAACAAATACAACGATTATCCAAGCTCCTACTTCATTCGCTAGTCAATCAATAACATCGGCATTTGCAAGATAAAAAAAGGGGGACTTTCGTCCCCCATAAATTACATCCATGTAGTCTTTATTGTTATTCTTTTATGACTCTCGTGCGATCTTCTCGAAGTAACTCAAAGTATCATCTTTATCATCATCAGAATCGGTACTAGCCATAGTAGGAGCATCACGAACAAATGATTCTGCACTTGGAGCTTGTTCAGCCATAGTCTTCACCGGTGACGCATATTCCATAGCAGCATGACCTGCATCAACATTTAGCACCTTATTCAACTTAGCCTTAAGTTCATCGTATGACTTGTAGTTCTTAGGATCAAGGAAGTCGGCCAATGAATTAAGTTTGTTATAGATCTCTTCAAGCTTATCTTCATCGCCATTAAACAATGGTGCAGCCGAAGAGAATTCAGACTTATCATAATTTACCCAACCTTCAACCTTACGAATCTTAATCTTAAAGTCGGCACCTTCCCAGAAATCATAAGGATTCACTGGCTGTTCATCTTGAAATTGTGGTTGCATCATATCCATAATCTTATCGAAGATCTTTTTACCAAACTGATAAAGAAATACTTTACCTTCGTTTTGAGGATTTTCTGGATCTGATACTACAAGAATGTTAGAAACATAATGCAGACGACGTTTACGATCGCGGGCAATACTTTTGTCTTCATCACGACCAGTATTCCATAGTTGAGAATTCATCTCTGATACTGGATCTTGTTGACCAATAGAAGTAAGCGAGTTTTCAATATACCAAAGACCGCTTGGACCTTTAAACCCGTGATCCCAATAACGAATCCATGGAAGATCTTCACCTTCTTTAGCCGGCAGGAAACGAATTACTGCATAACCATTACCCGCTTTATCACGAGAAGGTTTCCAGAATCGATCATCACCATACGAGCTTTCTTGTTTGTTTGTTGATACTGCTTCTGCAGCTTTGACTAGCTTGTCGATTGACGTACTACGAGATTGTTTTAGATTTGCAAATGACATATATTGTATTTCCTGTATTTTAGTATTTTAGTATATCTGAATTATCCAATGTATTCCATAATATATGTGTATATTATATCACACTTTTATATTGGTGTAAACACTTTTTTTAACATATTTACACATTTTTGTCTGTCATATCTGACAAACGGAGAGTACTTCACGATCTTACGCTTGACATCTGGCCATAGAATGGTTTCAGTTATCTTACTATCTTCCCGTGAAATAAACCCTGTTAATGCGTTAATGATAACCACTGTCTCCATTGAGATATCATCACGCATCATCATCTTGATAATTAAAGGATGATCATTCGAATCTGCCGTAAGACAATCATCGAATGATAACGAGCTTTTCTCTAACTCATCAAGAATGATATTTATATCAATACTAAACACTCGATGAATAGATTCTACTATTCTTTTGTGCTGAGTATAGTTATTATTGCCAACATCATCTATCATATCACCGACATATGATAGACCAACTTTAAAATTAGCAATATAGAACTGCATAATATCTTTACTATGATTATTAGCTATCTTAGCAAAAAAATATTTGTCTTTACGTTTGAAGAACGATTGAGCCTTGACCGATGTTTTAAAATTATACTTTATTGCATCATACGAATCAGATTCAAAGTGTAACTTCAGAGCATTATATAGTTTATACGATTCGAAGGGGTCGTTGCTCATAATGGTAAGGTATTCCCCTTAATTATTTTAATTAAATTAAGATTTGAAGCTTCAACCTCAATCTTATCTTTTAGCGAGTCAGATAGTAGTTTACCTAGATTGCGGTATTCAATACCCCTATCTTCAATAATAGATGTAGCTGCATCGATATAACTCATTCCTGTGTCTCGTACTAATGTTTCAACTCCTGTAGAAAATCTTTTCTTTGTCATTATCTTATCTTCAAGCACATTCATTTCTCCATTACTCTTAGTAAAATACAGTCTTCATTGATTCTACCATTAGGTTCAGTTACTTTTGTTGTAATTTGAGTCTTCCAAATCTTATCAATTTGTTTTACTGTTTTAGTTAGGATACTGGGTAACACATCCTCTGGTTTACGTAAAGTAGTTATCCTACTCATTGATGGCTCAAAATTCTTAATTGTGGTTCCACTTACCTCAAACCCCTTTATTGAATCACTCCGTAGTTCAGTCAACTTTCGGGTCTTCGTATTATACACCCAAAGCACACTCTTACCGGGTATTAACATCGGATTAATAGAAGTAAGTTTAGAAGCCATATCGTCTTTCTTATACTTTAGATTTTTTACTTGTGCATCAGATGCTTTTGGTTTCTTTACTCTTGGTGCACGTGTTGCCTTAGCTGAGTTTTTAATCGATTCGAGGTCAGAGAAGATTCCTTCCATAAGAGTCAGCATCTTCTTTTGATTTGTTCGTTTGATATGCTGATACGCCTCTACAGCATCCTCACACGTACTATTATAGGCATCAACAACCTCATCATACTGTCTACGTACGACATCCTCAACGAATCTGATAGCATTAGATTTAAGTTGATTCTTCTTAAAAATGCTATACACATCAAAGGTAATATTAAAGTTACCATCCATCCACTGATCGACAACCTGTTCTTCCCAATCAGACAATACAGTATCATTTACTTTAATCCGAGTACGATCAGCTGGAGTCAATCGTATAGGAACCACTGCTGAACTTGTCACATCACCATCTTCATTAACCGCCTCAATACGAGACAAAGAAAGCTGATACAGTTCTTCTAAAGTATTTCGAAATCGTTCTATTTCGGCCGAGTTATATTCCCACCCAGCTGCAGCAATTCTAGATACATTAGCAATGGGGTTTAACTCCCAATCCTTTAGTTTCTTAAGGGAATTTAATTTATTTTTATCATAATCACAAACATCTTTAGCAAATTTAAGTATATAAGGGATATAGTCTTTACTACTATAGTTGTAGTTAAACCAAAATGCAGCACCAAGCCAATCGCTATCTCTCTTCGCTGGATCTACGGGTGTTTCACCGGGTAAAAAGATTGGCATCGAACCTACGTACTTGTCGTCAATAGTTACTCGATTCTTTCTCATACTCTTTCGAATTTCTTTAGCGTCTGGTTTAGCCATCTATATTCTCCTAATTTTGAAAGTATATTATATCACACACGAACAGTAATGTACATACTTTATTTTGCCATTTGAGCAATTTCTGTGGCTTGTTGTTGATTGGTGATTGGTACTGCATTCGATTTGTGCATTGTAGCAATACCTTTAATAAAGGTACCAGTATACTTCGGTGAATCTTTTTTGGCAGTTGAGTTAGCATTAATATGTGTAGTAACTGC